AAAGGGGGAGAGGGATCGAGCACAAAATTATTAATCTTGTCTTCGCTAAGGGTTTTTTCTGCTTTGTTCATTTCATAAGCTCCCGAAATAATTAGTTATAGATAAAAGAAAAGCTGGAAAAGTTTCCTCCTCCAGCTTGAACTTGTGCGTTGCTTAACTTCGCCCTGTTTTTCCCTCTTGTTGCGCTTGCCTTATTTGTTCGTTTTCGTCTTCGAACTGTTTGGCTAGTCTTTCGACAAACCATCGACGAAGGGCAATTGGTAAATTGTAAGCTTCAAAAAAGCTCCACCCACCATGATGTTTCAATAAGAAAAATTCTTCGTATACATTGGCCATGTACTCATCGGTTAGGCCAAAAAAAGTCCGCCGTAAACGGAACCTCCAGTCGGGATTCTGTCCCGCACTCGGCGCAGTTATACGGTAAAGTCATGTCAACATTGGGTACTACTCTGTTATAAGCAACTCTTAAGTATTGAGCGTCTAATGTTGGCATGTTCTCAATGAATTGGTTAAGTTGTGTGCGGTCTGTATGACCGTCTATAGAGACAACAAATTGTTTCATTTGTGTTGTCACAGGAGTCTCTGCTAGCTGATTCTTTCGACGATTTTCAATCAGCTTAAGAACACTCTTCTCGTCAAACCCGGTTAAGAGCCTGACCTCAGCAGACAAGCCGCTCTTCGGAAGCTTGATTAGGAATGTGTTGTTTGCCGTTGGGCCCTCGATATTCATCTCTGCCCAGCTATCTCCGTAGTTGAGTTCTACCTCCATCAAATTAAAACTATTTGTACCGGAAGCAGAACAGGCCGGGCAGAGTACTCGGGTGTCATAGGTTGGGCCATAAGCATGAATACGCGTTTGTACTAAAATTGCGTTCTTGTCTCCGATCAGGAGACTATCGGTGTCAACCGTTTTGTCCACCAAAATACTTTGGATCAAACGGTCGATGGCTAATCCTTTTTTTAGCAAAGACCTGGAGGTAAGAATATCCTCGTCTTTTGCTGTCATATGTCGCATCTCTACAACTTCTTTATTCTGAAAGGGGTGACCCTCTGGATAATGTTCTCCGCGGCTTGGCAATTCCACAAACTCTGTGGGCACCACATAGGCCAAGCCTCCCTCTTCGGGAGCTTGTGTACTAGCAGGAGCGGTGGGTGCGGGGGATCCCAGCCGATCCTTATTCTTTCTCGACATTTCTACCTCGTTGTCTTTGTTGTCTTAATACTATAATATAATAATCGTTATATAGTGTTAAGTTATTTTATGTTTAATATGTTATTGTAGCGTAGCTACAGGGTGGGCTGCTCTATACGAGAGCGTCAGCCGCCTGGTTTCCAAAGGGGTTCTTTGACCAAATTGGACCTATCGGTACCGCCTCGGAGGCCGCTTGCGGATCCGTGGCGCTGGTAAGTTGCATAATCATATCTGATACTCGTATCTACAGTTAGCATTTCTTCGCTGCCGTAGTCTAGGCCGGCCAGGCGAACGCTCTTAAAGAAAGCATTGTGCAAAGTCCACTTCTCTATCATTTCGCCATCTGCATTTACTAGGGTAATATAAACATCACCCAAAGAATCAATCATGCTTTGCTTCCCAAGAGTCACTAAATTCGCCGCGTCGTCATCCGCAGCATTTGGAATTTTATACCCGGCGTCATGAAGCATACCGAGAAAAATATCTGCGGCGCCATCTTCACCGACAACATCCACGAAGGAAACTGCGACCTCGGACCACTCAACGCGGCCTGGGTAATAAAACTTGTGATTAATATAAGTGTGTTCAGTTTCGGACACTGAGATAGAAGGTCTGTCAACTCGCTTGCAAGCATATTGCAGGGCTGAGCCGCCGGACGACCAGCCGCCAGTTGTGCTTCCGACCGGTGACTGGCCGAGATTTCCAAAGGATATATACCATCGATATGCGCGTTTCGGCTCTTGTACTGGTGCCGAGTTTTTCCAGAATGTTGCTGACATTATAAGGTTTCTCCTGTTCCTAATATTATATAGTGTTTAAATAAGTTTCTCATTTCTAATCTTCGAAAGAGGCTCCGCTTTTTGTGATAATAAAGTCAATTGCAATAAACTCAATCGCTCTTGCAGGCTTGAGATAAATCTGAGCATACATGATGTTTCTGTCAATCAGATCATCCGTTGTCGTAGTTTCGTCAAGTTTGACCAAGAAGTCTGTTAAGCCGAATCTCGTTTGTACATCCGCGAGGAAGTTATCACATCGACTCTTGAACGAGTCCCATGTAGTTTGTACATTTTGACCAAAGAGCGTGGTGCTGGCAATGATCGAAATCTCTTTCTTGACATAAAGCATGAGTCGGCGCACATTAATGCGATCAAGCGCAGACGGCGTTAGTTGCAAGGTTTTCTGTCCGAAGACCACAAGGCCTTCCGAGGGAAACTTCGCAATTGGGTTGACGCTTTGTTCATAAAGCTTATCTCTGTCTAGAGAGGTTAATCTCTCTTTAACATTCAAGATCTTAAGACCTGCAGCACCTGCTTCCATGCCTTGGCTGGTTAACCCGCCTCGGACAAATCCTGCTGGGGCAAACCAAACTTCAGATTTTGCTTGCGAGCCGCCCATGACTCCAACTCCAACTACAGAAGGCGGCATCCAAATTCTGTCGCCTGTTCTGTTGTCGCGTACCTGAACCCATGGGTAATAGGCGCAACCGTAGCTGCTGTCAAGTTCTCTTGATTTCATGTTGTTGGCAATGGCGTTTACCGTGCCTCGTCTGCTTGTTTCGGATGCATTTGATTCCGTCCAAGGCTGGAAGCCTCCGTCGACATCAATAATCGCCAAAGCGTCGGCTCTGGTTTCGCAAACCTCTACCATTCTTTTCGTTAGATTGTTTTCCGTCAGGCCGGGCATAGACATTATGTTAAACTCGACATATTCAGGATCGGCCAATGTATCGATTGCGCGGTACACGGTGTTATAGCCGTAATTTGTTGTTCTATCTCCGGCCGCGTCGTCCAAATAAGTATTCCGGAAGGGCTCTCTCTCCTGAATATCCATACCATCAAATCCTCCGTGGAAGAATGTGGCAAACGCGTTGTAGCCAAGATCCGGATCGAGTAGTCCTGTGTTGGTGGAGTTGAAGCTCTGAGAACAAGCAGTCCAGCTGCGTCCTTTTGAGCTAAGATCGGGTCGGGCTGTTGTTGGTTCATCGCCGTCGACATAAGCCGCTTTCTGGCGTGAACCAGAGACATAATGGGCCATGGCAGCTTCCGTGTTATTCTCAGCATCATAAGACAGCTGGACATCGTCCAATGTAAAGATCCAAGAATATTCCATATCATTCGCGTATGGCGAATCTTCTAGTGCGGCATAATATGCCGGAAGTCGACGAAGCGGTTCTAGCGCGCTGGGATCAAAATTATTCGTTGGCTTGCCGGTCGTTACACTACTGAGTTTGGCCCACTCTACACCTAATTGGTTATGGTGGGTGCTAGAAATCTGTGCTTTTTTGACTAAGCGTGGTGCGGGGAAGTTAAAGGTGTGACGGCTAGCGTTGTTTCCTAACGCAACTTCGGCTCCACCAGCGTCTGGGACATCGCCCAGGGTCGAGGTGAGAGCGTCGGCCGAATAACCGACAGTATCAATCATCATGTTTGGAATTGAACCGGATCCTTCTACAAATGCGTTCGCGAAGGCGGGCCAGGCGCCGCCAGACCATTGTACAACTGTCGCGACACCTAAACCAGATTTGGTGATTGTAGTATTTCCAGCGTCACCAGCAACGGTCTGTGTCAGAGTGATTTGTCCTGTTGCGGTTGCAGAAGTAGTAATTGTTCCATTGAAGCCAGCGGTTGCATGCGCAATACATAATGCCAGACCATTAGCTAAACCGTCCATGCCCCCCGCTGGTTCCGCTGCGAACACCCCGGTCGCCGTAGATTGAGTCGCGGCGACAGTAAATGTTTTGGATGTACCCATAGTATCGATTATTGTAATAGTGTCGGCGACACTGCAGGCCCCAGCAAAGGTTATTGTTGCCGTTGCAGCAGTGCCGGCGCCTGGGGCCACGATCCCGCTGGTGGCTTCTGCTAGCATGAAGGGCTTAAATCTAACAGGGCCGTGTACGCCGAAGGGCAGAAGCTCGGGTGAGAGCGAGCCGCGCTTAACGGACTCTTTCATCTCAACACGGATAAACTCAGACAAGTTGTCGTATGTGCCGTATTCTCTTACGCGTGTATTTGTAGCGTCCCATTGGACATACCGATCTCCAATTTTCTTTCCAATAAAGCTTGGTGAGTTGGGGTCTAGGTTGCACTTTGAAAAGGTTTCAAGTGCTGCGCTGCCTTCCGGGGCATCGATGTATCTTAGCACAACATCAAAGGTGCCGTACCGATATTTCGAGTTGTTAGACTCTGCGAGATTCTCAATTGATACTCTTAAGTTGTTCTGCAACCATTCGCCATGGCCGCGGCCGACGAATCTGAAAAGCTTTTGTGCAAGGTTGGCATCATAATCAGTGGCCACACCCGTGTCTTGAGCGATGTACCAGCCGGTCTTTCCGTCTGCATAGCTCTCACGATGTTGTTGCCATTCTGCGTTGGAATTTCCCAAGCCTAAGAGTATGCCTATCTGGTGGCCCGCAGATGACGATATTGCCGTCACATGCTCTTCAACGGAAGCCTCGTAGGTTTCCCCTAACCAGTATGTCGCTCTCTCAGCCGAGGCCATGGTCGTGCCATTTGTGTTGCCCGGATCCATATTGAATACACCAGATTCTCGAATGTGCTTGCCGCTGGCCGGGGTGAAGTCGAAGACATGTTCGGTTTTAACGCCTGAACTATCTACGATCACGGCAGTATAGGTGTTTGCATTGTCAGCTATTCCTGTAGAATTATTTCTTGACCTGACCGCGCCTGCAGCGCCAGATATTTCTGTGCCTGCAGGTGCGAGGTTAGGGCCCTTAAGATACATAGCACCTTCGGCCAAGTACCAGACGGCTGCAAGAGAGCCCGTATAGTTCAGTGCAGCGGGTGTGCCTGATGGGGTGTCGGAAGTCGTTCCGTCTCCCGAGCCACTAGGAACAATAAAGAGTCCGTAGGCGCCGCCATTGGTTGCGTAAGCCGTTGTATTGTTTAGGGCTGAAGCGACATGAGTTCTGGAAGTGCCTGCGGAATTCTTTGTATCCCAACCGGCTTTTCCAGCAATAGTAGAATTAGAGTTTTGTTCGCCCAATAGTCTCATGACTGTTGCAGGTGCGACCCCTGAGTTTAACCAAGCCTCTACTGCATACCCTCCATAAGTTGGGCCGCCGTGGGGCTCGCCTCTCCATGAATCGGTTGCGCTGCCTCCTGGGTGCGGGGCTCCAAAAATTCTCTTGAATTCTGTGTAGCTCGTAACTGTAACTGGGCGCATGGCTGGGCCACTATTAAATCGGCCGATGATCACCGGACCTCTTTCGGGGCGCGTGGGAGAAAGAACTGATTCGTCTACTTCTCTTAAGAAGATCCCGGGCGACACAAATCTATAACCTTTAACTGACATTCCGTGTTGACTCCTTGTAACAAAAAAATAAATATTTAACGGTGTGTATTACACTATTTTATCGTTAGTAAATAGTTGGGAAAAAGTTGAAAGTCCAAAATTCCTATTGAATAGATAAATTAAAACTCTCGGAAATCTTTGTCTCTATCTAAATAGGGATTTATATCTCCCAGCGACACTCTTTCTCTAGATATTTTTATGTCTACCGTATTTTGTTTAATGACGACTTTTGGCTTGTCGTCATTCTTGCCAGATCCCAGTATATAACCAAGCACTTTTATGGTTATTGAGGATTCATAATTCTTTTCACTTTCACCGATATTTCCAACATTGCTTTTTTGCCTGTAGTTACCGTCTATGAAGGCCTCGTATGTGTGGCCGTCTGCTTCAATGACAACCGAATTGATCGCAGAACTGTTTGGCTTGTTGACAAAAACTGAGATGATATCGTTCATCTGTTGTAAATAATCAGTTTTTATTACAAGATTATACACAATATTTAGATAAACCGGAATTGGAATAAGAACGGACTCGTAAACCACTTTGCTGTTCTTAGTCCGTTCTGTAACATTCCTATTTGCGTTGATGTTCTCGTTGGCAAAATCAGATGTTTTTTTCTGTTCAATCCTTCTGTTGATTTCTCTCACTCCGCCGCGGACAGAGGTTAATTTGTCTGTAGGGTAATTTATATTCTCGGGAAGAGCGGCATAGTGGCCACCTTTGTCCACTGGATCTTTTACGATAGACTGTTTTTCAACAGATATAATTGGAAGTTTAAGTACCCCCGTTGAATCTCTTAGTTCTTTATCATTCTTGATTTGGAAAGCCCTTTCTGCTGACAACCAAATAACGGGCACTTTGTTCCAACCTTTATTTGTTGTTGCATGAGCGTTCACATTTTCATCAAGCCAAGTAAACATGGCACGATCAATTGTTTCAATGGTCGAGGGCATGATTTCATATTCTTTAATCTTAGACATAATTTTTTCTCCTATGAAGCATCAAAAAGCCCTTCTCTCGCCCTTACGCACTTTGCCACCACTTCCATTTTGTGGTCAACCTGCCCAAAGATCTGCGCGGGCTCTGCCAGCGTAACAATCTCATAATATATTTTGCCATATAAAACAAAATCGCCTTCTCTAACATAGAGATCCTGATCTTCCGTTAGGCGTCTTTTGTGAAAATGAACAGTGATAGAGGCCTCTTTATCCATACCAAGGTTATCAGTCTTGGTTCTGATGCCGTCCCATTCCACAAGCGCATAAACTCTTACTGGTGGCAGAAAAGTCTTTTCTATTGCCTCGCCATAAAGATCATGAAAGTTGGTTCTATTCAGATCTATTGGATAATAAACAATCTGTTGGCCTATAACTCTTTCAATTAACTCATCATTAACTTGTTTGACAAGATTTCGCTCTTTCTTACCGGCGAACAAGGGAGGGGGCGGTTGTGCTGGTTGTTTCCATTTATTTCCTGCCATATCTCAATCCTCCTTATCCTACAATTATTGGTAAAGGAACTTTTTCCTGAATTGAATGTGCGGCGCTGACGACTGCAGCGTCTTTCTCTATAAGCTTCGCATAAGTAAGCTCGTCAAGGGTGGTTTTAAGTTCTTCTCTTAGTTTATCTTGTTCTTCTCTCGCTTCTGTTATTAGCGCTGGACCATTTAAGCTTATGGCTTCTCCTGGAATCGGAATAGATGCAAATTTGCTTCGAATTTGCCCTAAGATCTCTTTTGTCACAGCTAGCGCGAATCTTCTGATCCACTGTTTTCCAATTGCATTAATATTCTTATAGGGAATATTCTCAAATGGAAGAGTATTCATGTTATTAATCCCGTGGGTACCAGTTTGACTATTGTTATCTTCTTCCCACGGATTTTCGTCTATTGTAAACTGAAACCAGATTTGAGAAGGGCTTATCGAAGATGGTTTTGGATATATTCTAAGGTTATTGTCTTTAAGCTCATATGAATAATGAGATACACGGGTGTATATGTTATCTTCAAACTGCATCGCCTGAAGTTTGTTGTGCCAAGCCGGGATCAACTCAAAAGTAGAATCATCGGCATACATACCATAAGAAGACATGTTTCCGACAGTGTTGATTCCACCATAATACCCGAAAAAGCGCCACATTGCATGCGGAGTCTTAAAAAAGACCTTCTTAACTCGAATCTTTTTGCCTGGCTCATTAACCTTGCTGGAAAAGACTTCGCCGGTAGCTGTAGCTACGACATTTTGAAGATCGTAGTCTTGAATGTTACTTCTTGTATTGAAAGATGCAGAATATTCTGTTCTGTCTCCGCCCATACCGGCGCGTTGGCCGATGCCGTCCGAAACCCTGCGTTCATAAGCAATGGTGTATTTAGGATATTTTAGCGCTACCGCTCTGTTGGTCTGGCTAGAGCCCGACAACGAGTCACCAGCAACCAGTCGACCTTGGTGGTCAAAGCTACCTGTAGTTGAGCCCAGTAAGTCGGAAAGTACATTCTTAGATTGGTGAATGTTAACCAAATAAGAGTATTCTAATACAGCCTCTTCATATGCGGCGTAAACATTACCGGGCGTTAATTCAATGTCTAAGACATCTCCACCAAGCTTTTTATAGGTGTACGCGACCTGTTCTGCTGCTCCAGACAAGAAGTCTGCCGAGCCGGTATACATGCCATATGGCATT